GATAATCGGAAGATGTTGCTGACACTTTTTCTTCTAAGCGTTTATTAGTCATCGCAGCATATTTAAGAACAGATCGCTTTAGCCCCTCAGTGACCTCACCAATATATTCCTCAGCAGTCGGCCAAATAAAACGCGATGCTCTTTTACCAAATCTCATATTTAAAAACTCTATAAGTGCTGCACCAGAAGCCTGATTACCAGTAGGGTTCTTTCTACCAGCCATGTCTGCTATCTCTATCGCAGCAGATGTAGTGCGAATACTGGCTAATGAAGATAACCCTTTACGCTTACGTGCAGAAACTCGAGCATTAACTCTGATAGATCTAAGTGATGGACCTAATCTGCCACGACTAAATCCTGAGGGCAGTTTATCTACCACTTCACCTCTAATGTGACCTTTAATAGCCTCAGTCATAGGTCTTATTGTGCTAATCATGTCTTTACGTGCCTGTTTATATAATTCAGGCTCCATCTGTTTTAATTCAGCTAGCACTTCCTGTACACCGACAATAATAGGTGCTTCAATACGAATACCCATAATAATTACCTCTTATGTTTATTAGCCTCAGTTGCACGCCAGCGCAGATACATGGACATCGTATAAAGCATACGGTCAGTTTCTTGTAATAACAATGACGGTGCAATACCTGTTTCTACAGCCAGGTACGCAATCATCCAGTGCTCGCTCGAATCACCGAGCGGCTTTATTTTGGGTCGATCTCGCTAGCTATTACACCCTCGATATCGTCTAGCCAGTTATCAAAATCTTTCTTGGTAGCACCAGTACGAGATTCTGAGTGCCAGGCTAACCAGAATAAATCTGTCAGTCGCATTTCTTTCTCAAGAGAAACGACTGACCGATTATATTTGTCCTCAAAAGCAACTAGGTCTTTAGCAGAGCAGGTAATCTCTTTAGGATCACCAGATATATATTCAACGCGCAGATTGATTCTCATCTTTAGACTGTTCCCCTTGTCACAGTGCCAGTTACAGGCCATGTCACAGAAAATGTTGCTAGATCCCCAACGCTTGAAGCGAATGGAGAGTATTGGGTAACTAAACAGTTGGCAGTGTAACTAGGGTTAGTAGCTGTCACTGATGTACCTGCTGGAATAATCACTACGGTAGCGATAGATCCAACTAGACCATTTAATGTTGCGTCCACTGATGCTGCTGCAAAATCTTGCATGAAGTTCAGTGTGACTGATGCTGACTTTAATCCACCTACACGTGTACGGAATGTTCCACCGAACGCTGTGGTTTCTAAGTCGTCAGCCTCTATTGTTAGTTCAGCACTATTAAGTGATGTGCCAAACTGTGTTCCGTTTATGCTTACGGCATAGTCGGTTGCTGCGAATTTCGCCATTTAATTTCTCCTAGTCTGCGTAGCAGAGGACTTGAAACTCTGCTGATAGATATACTACCTCACCTACGGTTATCTGGCCGTAGTTTGTCATCTCTGTCACTCGCAAATCAAAGGCATTACCACCTAAGGTTCTGTCACTTTGAACTGCGAGTTTGATACTAGATGCTCCTGTACTTGAACAGTACGCATCCAGATTATTTTGTGCTGATCGTTCATCAGCTCTACCTACGATGACCATCACATTAAAGGAATACGTCTGCATGCCTTTTCTGAATGCCTCATCAAATGTAACGGTTCTTGGAATCACGATTGCCACAGGTGGGTTTGGATTATCAGGCATAGTCGATGCAGTTCTAAGACCAGGAATAGTAGCCAGGTTAGTGGCTATCTGAGTTCTCAGTGTGCTGATGGATGCCATTAGGCGATTATCCTCATACGTCTGTACGCTCCTACTAGCTGTTGTACGTCAGGATCAAGACTAGAAGAAACCCTCATAACGCCAAGATCTCCAAAACCTGCAACTCCTAAAGGAGAATCAAGTCTCTTAAAGATGCGTGATGCCTGGATAATGCATGCCTGTTTAATCGCGATAGGTACAGCTGGCCATCCATAGACTGCTGTTAATTTTACGAGCGCTTCCCCACCAGAAATAGGCCAAAGGTAATCCCCGACAGCACGAATGCGTGTGTACGGCCATGCCTGACCATCTAAGACACCGTTTAATGGTTCCAGCTGATAATCAGTGGTAGCCCAGGTGGTATCAAATACTGCATCAGCATCCATCGCTGTTACTAAAGTTATCTGTGCTGAGGATATGTCATCTATCTCGCATACAAAGTCATCTTCGGCTGCAAAGTATCTAATGGCTGTGCCTGATGAGAAGAACTGTCTGTTTGCATAGCCGTCTATTAGCCGGGATGCCGACTCGACAGCCATCTCCAGTAGAGAATCATCTACTGTGTCTGTTATACGCAGGGCTGACTTAACTTCGTTCAGGGATGCGTATCCGTTTGTGATTGCCATGAAAACTCCTAGTTATTGCTTATAGTCTATCGGTTTATTTACCTATGATGAACTTTTGATCTATAACCTCATACGAGATATTATGTGCAGAAGTAAAATCTTTCACAGCATCTTGCACCCCAGCCCAGACTGGACTATAGTCATCGCCCACTACGACTTTATTAGCCAGTGGATACCAGTCCTCTAAATCAGCTAAGACCTCACGATATCTGTGACCAGCATCTATATAGACCATATCCACTGTCACATGATTATTTCTTAGTAACTCAGCAGCAGATGATGAGGTCATAGGTAATGGTGCTACCTGGTCATTTAGATAATGGCTAGTAATATTTATACAGTACTGATCATAGATAGCACTGAAATTATCTATTAAGTCTTTGGGGTGATTATCCCATAGTGCTGCATTTGAACCTAGAAATGTGTCTACACATAAAATACTAAAGTCTCTATCTTTTATTAGCGATGCCATGTGTAATGCTGATGCGCCAGTCCAGGTACCTACCTCAATTATTGTGTCAGGTTTATATCTGTTAATAGTTTGCCTGAACACATCACTATCTGACTGCCATCCTTGAATGTAACTATCACCCTGCTTTATAGGTGTATAAAGATTATATTTAGATTTGAAGTCTCTTAGGTTCATAGTGCTAAGACTGCCAAACGATTCTTATCATCTGCATCAGCCCACCCAGACATGCTGTTAGCAAAATCTTTACGATACGTGTATCCCATTTTATCAGCCCATCCAAAACTGGCACCCATCTTAGCTGAGGTACGCCACATCGCCCAATCTGTGTATGCTAAATCTCTGTATCTGTTCTGCTTCCACCAGGATCTGCGTATAGGTGATCCACAACAGAAATAGCAGTGCTCAGCTGTGGCGATTTGCTCATTAGTCAAATGTGGTGGTAGATAAACCTCTGCACCATTTGTGTGCATACCCATTAACCATATGTCGCATGTTTGTTCCATCAGTCCCTCTAATGCATCGGGTTTAATACGATCATCTATATCTAGCACCCATATCCACTCTGTATCAGTCATTTCAGCAGCACTATTCCAGTACCAGGGTGACTTCCAAACCCATCCAGGAGCAGGCTGTGAAACTACACGCTCAGCTCTTATATCTCTCAGGCGATCACTAGCACAAATTATTCTCTTAGGCTGAATAGTTAAGTTATCTATAGCCTCAGACCAGCCCTCTATGTACTGATCATATTTATCTCCATAAATGGCTGTAATTACCGTTACATCGGCTACCATCGTGATGGCATACCTAATGTGGACTGACGATCATCATGATAAATCCAGGTAATTTCAGGGTGATGTTTAATTATTCTGTCATGTTCCACTAGACGTTTTATTAGTAGAAAATCATCGCCTATGCGATTTCCTCCACTATCTAAAATCATGGATTCAGGTTCATAACCCTCTGAGAAGCCCCCAGCTCGTTTAATCGTAAGTGTTTTTGCGATCCAAGTTATAGGGACCTGGTGAACATCCTCATTAGACCATGCCACGCCAAAATATCGTTCAAGGTGACCAGCATTACCAGAAGTTTGATATCTAAACCAGGGATATACTAAGTCAGCATCCGATTCTGTAATACATTTGTAGATTACCTCAATATGCTGAGGTAGCAGTTCATCATCATCATCCAGTACAGCTACATATTTGGTCTTAACTTTTTTTAATAGTTTATCTTTTATCGCTGCTCCACCTAATTTATTACTATCTTCCATAATCAGATGTGCTGCAGGTTGCAGTGTTTGTGCTTCTACACTCTTAACTGCTCTGGCTAACAAGTCTGCTCGGGGTGGAATGGTTGCAGTAATAATGGTTACATCAGCTGTCCCAGGCATTACGTCTCCTACGTCTAATACTCCATCTACCCTCTGACAGATCTCCTCGTTGCTCTTTATCGTGATAATACTCTGCATTGTTTGGAAATGTCTCAGCGTTACGTGCTGTGTAACCTGCGTGCAGTGTGGATGAGTTATCGTGCGCTACTGGTATGAATGACTGATTAGTTTTGATGTTCGCGTAGTTACATCTTCGCTGGTAGTCATTATCCTCAAAATATGCAGGATGCAGTGCCTCATCGAATAAGCCTATTTTATCTACGACCTGCCAGCCGACTGTGAACACGCACCAGGGCTGAGGTGAACCTGATAGTACTAATGAGTCTGGTGTAGCTGTTTCTGCAAATAATTGAAGTGACTCACCTGACCACTCAATATCAAAGTTACACACCATCCAGTAATCAGCATATGGAAATGCTTTAATGCCTAGATTCCACGATGTAGATACACCTAGATTATGAGGAAATGTCCAGTGATGTACTTTATTAACCCACTGATTCCATACTGGCTCATAGTTACTAGAGCCACTGTTATCTATGATTACTAAATCTCTTACTGGATAATTTATAGATGCGAGCATGCGATCTAGTAAGTCATGTCGGGCTAGGACTGGGACTATGAGTACAGGGATCATACTTTGCTTTCTGAGGCCTCTGCTGGTATCCCTGGGCTTTCAATAGAGACTCCTCGAACCCCATCATTCAAAACTGGTGCAGGTTTGCCATAAAGGGTGTTTAGAGCCTTAGTCCAGTACTTCTCAAAGACGGCATCAGCCTCATACTGGGCTGCAAAATCTATCGCTTTAATAGATCTGTCATCTGCTTTAATGTAGGCCTCATCTAGAGCTGACACTATTTCAGGGATAGATGGGACATGGAAGAAAGACTTTTGTGGTGCATCCCATAATGGTTGTCCACCTATGAGCCAGCCATCTCCACACAACTCTGTCGATGCTGCAAAGTCTGACACGATAACTCTGGTACCACACGCTAAAGCCTCAATGGTTGGTATTCCAAAACCCTCACCGTATGAGGTAGCAAGCAGAACATCCATACCAGTGTAAATCGCAGCCATCTCATTAGCTGGGATACCAGTCCTGAGCATATATGGGTCTACAAATCTATATTGCTCTTTTTTAAGTCCCACAGATTGTATTAACTCCAGCATTTTTATTCCACCTAAACTACCTAAGGCATCAGTGTGTAGGTAGAGAACTGCATCTGGGTGCTTTTGCGCAAACATAGAAAATGCCAAGATATTTTCACCAAACGCTTTACGGCATGGGTACACACCTTTATTAGCAGCATTCATACCCACCACGAATGCATCTTCTGGTACACGCATCATCTCGCGAGCAGTAATCTGCTCATCATCTCTGATAATGAAATCAGTTGGTTCATACACACGTTCGATAGCATGTGGCACATACTCAGATGCAATGCCCACATTCTCAAGCATCGACTTACCATACATGCTCATAGCGATAGGTGTAACGAAGTCTTGTCTTACCCATGCAGCCACATCTGGTGGTGCTGGCATGTGATCTATCGGTGTCCAGGCACCTATACGCCAGTCAGAATATCTAGGTCCTTTGAATATCCACTGATCGAACAATGTGATCATGGCATGCTCAGCTGTTGGATCATGTCGATACCAGTCATACATATGTGCAGGTATTACATCGTTGCTCCACTGATCATGTCCACGTGGATAAACTGGTACATCACCATAGGGTGTAGGCCATGTAGATGATGCTGCCTCTAAACCATAGTTCGCTGCAATAGCGATATCGTATCCAGCCTTTTTTAATCTAGGCACTGCCTGAGCAGATTGTTGTCCATAGCCAGTCGTAGCCCAGGGTGCGTTGGACATCCATAAAACTCTTCGCTTTTTGTTATTAGATTTGACGGCATGTAAATGTCTAGGTTTTTGCTTTGCTGCTGCTCGTTTGTCAGCTCTATTCACGCAGGACTCCCTTTATATAAGTGTGACCCCACACTACATGAGCATGGGGTCAAACTGGGGTCTAGGACACGACCTGCGCTTCGCATCCTAGACGACTATGTACTAATTAGATCAGCTGGTTGTTAAATACTTAACATGGCTGGTCTGAACTAGGTTTCCATCTAGGCGTAGTTGAGCCCTGAACGTAATTAGGTCTTGGTTGAAGGCATAATCATCGGATCTATCGATTCTTATTCCACCAACTTGACGAACAAAATATGAACTCAAATTACCAAAGACAACTGACTTCACAGCTGAACCTACGTTGCTCATTGCTGGGTTTTCATAGATACGGTGACCTAATAATAAGTCGCGATCTTCTGAGTTCATTGATGGGCTAAATAGGTATTGACCTGCATTGTCTTTTAACTTACGTACTGCTGCGACTGTGTTTGCGTTCATCATAAAGCCAGAGCCTGGCAATCTGCGTGCAACTGTGTCGAGTGAGTACACAAGTGAGATAAGGTCATCGGCTGCTAAGGATGTAGCTGTTGATGCTACGCCTGAGCCAGCGCGAGTAACGATACCGTTTGGTTCTATAGTTCCTGTACCAAGAGTCAATCTGCTGTTTGCAGTTGTACCCATTGTGTTACCGATTTGATCGGCAAGGAAACCTAAGATATCAACGCCAGCATCTTCAACTAGTTCACGTGTAACTTGGATTAGGAAACCGTATTTGTAGGCACCTAAAGTTACGAATGAATTAAATGTTGGGTCTGCTTCGGAATATGCTGCTGCTTCTGCAGTTGCAGTTCCTTGTGTTGCGCTGTATGCAGACAGTGATGGGATTTGAAGATTTTCTCCACCAGCTGTGTTCAGGATTGTAGAAGTCTCAAGCATAGGACCAACAAAGCGTGCTAGCTCAATGATTCTGTTGTAGAAAGAGGTAGGTACAGGAGATCCAGTGCTGGATTTTGTAATATCTCTCTTTTCAAATTCGTAAGATCTGATATCGCCACGTGCTAATGAACGAATAACTTCTGCTTCATCTTTAGCAACTGACTTATCGCCTACTGGTTGTGCTTGTGCTTCGAAACCTCTCATTGCTTCTGCTGCACGAACTTCGCGATCAGCATCTGCTTTTAATGTTTCGATGATTTGTGCTCTGCGATCTAGGTCAGCTGAGAT